AAACACAAAGCCAAGCTCAGTCGCCACCGGAATAAGGTGCAAGAGTGCAGCGTTAAGCGTAGCTCAAGGTGGTACAGGCGCTACAAGTTTAACAGCAAATAATGTGGTTGTAGGTAATGGAACGTCAGCAGTTGGCTTTGTTGCTCCAGGTACATCGGGCAATGTATTAACATCTAATGGATCAGCATGGACATCAGCAGCAGCTGCAGCTTTTGATCCAGGTACATTGATGTTATTCCAACAAACAGCAGCACCAACAGGTTGGACTAAACAAACAACACACAATAACAAAGCATTTAGAGTTGTATCTGGTACAGCAGGGTCAGGTGGTTCGGTTGCATTTACAACAGCTTTTGCAAGTAAAACTGTTAGTATTTCAGGTAACACAGGAAACACGGCTGCTGGCGGTACAGTTGGTAACCATACTTTGGCAACTAACAGAATCCCAAGCCACACTCACACAGGCGGTGTAGCATCTGCCCCTAACAGTCCGCAACAATCAAAAGGTGGTGGTGCGTTAAGTCCTACTAATACAGGTGCAGCAGGTGGTGGAGCAGCCCACAATCACCCATTTTCAGGCTCAAACCACGCCCACAGCTTCTCTGGTTCAAACTCAGTTAATTTAGCTGTACAGTATGTGGATTTAATAATTGCAGCGAAAGATTAATGAGTGAATATAGAAGTAATAGATAAAGCAATACCTTTAGAGCTATTAGATAAATATAATAATTTAGAAATAGCCGTGACAAGAAATAGATCAGACGACGGTGAAAATTTTTATACTACGTTTGTTGAATATGGAAGTAATTATGATGTTCATGGTCAGACTGTGATAAATAACTTCCTTCACGGAGAAGCTAAAGATATTTGGGAATGGTTTAAAAGTAAAACTGATGTACAAGATAGTAATTTAAATTCTTGTTATATTAATACTATGACATTTGGTGATGAAGGGTTTACTCATATTGATGGTGAAGTAGAAGATAACGTAATTACTTGTATTATTTATATGAACCCTGAATGGCATAGTCAGTGGGGTGGTGAAACAGTTTTTTATGGTGGGGAGTTTACTGATGATTTTGGAGACTCTTGGTATTATAACCATGACATAGTAAAATCTGTATTACCTAGATATGGTAGAGCTGTTATATTTGATGGACATATACCTCATTCAGCTAGATCAATATCTAAAAAGTGTTATATGGAAAGAAAAACGTTAATGTTTAAGCTAGTAAATACTAATTTTGAAGGCTTAAAGAAAGGTTTAATTAATGCAACTACCTAAAGGGGATTATTGCCCCTTACTGAAAAAGAAGTGTATTGGATTAAAGTGCATGTGGTTCACTAAGTTACAAGGAACAGACATGAATACTGGAAAAGATGTAGATGAGTATTCGTGTGCTGTCACTTGGTTGCCGATGTTATTAGTTGAAAATTCTGGACAACAGAGACAAACTGGAGCGGCTGTAGAGTCGTTTAGAAATGAAATGGTTAAAGCTAATGAAAATAGTGTAAAATTGTTAGCAGAAACTGCCAAGAAAAATTTATTAGGAGACAAATAAAATGGCAAAAATAACTATTATCCCTGAAGATAGTTCAATGTCAGTGGATGGCGTAGGACAGGGTGGACTAGATTTATCATCATGTAATATTCCGTCTAACGTTAGTGCATTACAATGGGATGGAACAGAGGGCGAAATTGAGTTTGACACTGCTATAGATAATGAAGTTATTACTGAGTTACCAGCGTGGGCAACAGCATGTCAAGCTATATGGCAAGCATCTAAAGATAAAGAGGATGCTGAAGTGTCAGGTGATCTAGGATTAGATGACGGATATGACCCAGATAATTTATCTGATGCGTTTGTAGCTTTATCTGATGCTGAAAAAGAAAGCTTATTTAAACAAGATAGAAATCAACGTTTAACTGCTACTGATTGGACACAACTCCCTGATGTTGTAGCAGTGAAACCTGCACAGTGGGTAGAAGACTTCAAAGTATATAGGCAAGCTTTAAGAGATTTAGCTCCTACCGATTTTGATAATGTGTTTTTCCCTGAATTACCACACCCTATAGACTAGAAAAGAAAGGTTGTTATGATAGATTTAGGACCTCGTGAAAACGATGATTTGTTTTGGGAAGTTCCTACTAAATCAGGGCTAGATTCTGATGAATTAGTTACTAAATTTGGACACGATCAACCCGGTTGGACTGATTATCACGGGTTTAGAGCAAGAGTATTACCAGAAGAATATTTTGAAAAAGACTCGTTTGCTTCATGGGTATTTAAACAGTTCCCCGGTGTAAAAATGCTAATGTCCCACTATGCTCCTTATACTCAATATGATTGGCATGTGGGGTATGTAAGAGCCTGTGTCATTAATAGAACTTTAAATTACACTATTGATGGCGGTCCAGGAGACAGTCACATGGTCTATTCTAGACCAGAAAATAAACTTTCTGCTTCTACTTCAATGTCTGCTGCTAAAGGAGTTAAGTTATACAAACCTTTAGTGGAACTAAAATACAAACCTGACACATACTATCTATTTAATGCACAAGTATCGCACGCTATTTGGAATTTTGACAAACACAGATATTTAATTAGTTTTGAATTACCTGAAAAGTTAGATACACTTCGTTATCCGAGACTTATAAAAGAAATAAAGGAATATTATGCTAGTTTGCAGGAGACCTAAAGATGCTGATGAGTATAGAAAAATATTAAAATCTCTTCCAGCATTAAATCCTAGATATCAAGACATAGGAGTTTTATATGCTTATTTTAAAGATGATAAGTGTGTTGGCGCTTCTTGGTTAGATAAACACTATCCTTATGAATTGAGTATGGAGTATTATGATCACTCTGCTAGTATCATAAAAGTTATTGCTGAATCATTTAAGGAGTTGTTCAAAATTAAAAAATGTTTACGAGCAACAATCAGTAACTCCAATGCAAAGTCTAATAAGATGTGCGAACAGATGGGGTTTCAAAAGTTATATACTAAGAAAACAAAGTTTGGAGCTATTGAGGGTAATAGTGTTTGGGAAATATCGCCAAGCCTATGGAAGTACAAAGATAAATACCCAGTAGAATAATATGATAGAAAAACCTAATTTTATTGAAATCTATAATAATGTGTTTACTAAAGAATATTGTGATTTATGTATTGAAGTGCTAGATAAATGTATTGAACAAGGGTTATCTAAAAATAGACAACAGCATGATAATGCAAATAAATTATCTAAAGAAGATGAAGCATATTTTATTCCTGATGATGAGTTTAATTTTGAGCATAGTTCATTAGCACAAGAATTTAATAATACTTTTTGGAACGTAGTATACCCTCAGTATGCACAAAAATACGCTATATTAGATCACTCGCCTATGGGTTCATATACTATGAAACTGCAAAGAACTTTACCGGGTCAAGGATACCATGAATGGCATTGTGAAAATATGGCAAGAAGTGATTGCCATAGAAATTTAACTTGGACAGTATATTTAAATGACAGCTTTGAAGCTGGCGAAACAGAATTTTTATATCAACATTACAGATACAAACCTAAAATGGGAGACGTAATAATATTTCCTTCAGCTTTTACACATACACACCGAGGAAACCCTCCTATCGGGGGAACTAAATACATCATAACTGGATGGTTAGAATTTTAAAAGCGTGGACAATAATTTTAAAAACATACTTCAAAGTAATAATTATTTAGTTATTGATAATTTTATATCTTCTAATAAAGCAAACAGTTTATATACTCAGTTTCAACAAGACATAAAAGATTATCCAGAAGCGTTTTCTGCAGACACTCAATGCCCTAATTCTAAAGCTATATGTAATTATCAACCTTTTGTTATTTTACTATGCGAAAAAGTTAATTTTATGACTGAGTTAATGCAAGAACCTATGTTACCTACTTATACTTATGCTAGATTATATAAACAAGGAGAAATACTACATCCTCATACTGACAGACCCGCCTGTGAAATAAGTGTTACTCTACATCTAGGAGGAGATATGCCTTGGGGTATATGGTTTACTAAACCTGATGGGACTAAAATAAACTGTAATTTAAAACCTGGACAAGCTGCTGTTTATACTGGAATGACATCAAAACATTGGAGAGAAGCATATAAAGGACAAAATTACGCTCAAGTGTTTTTACATTATGTTAAAGCTAACGGCGAACATTGGGATCATTTTTTTGATAGGGCGAATAATGCAACAACTAGATGAGTATATAGTTATATTAAAAGATATAGTACCTTCTGACCTTTGCAATAAAATTATAGACGAATATAAAGAATG